CCAAATCCCGGGATGTATGAATAATGGACAAAATGATTGCGTTTTTGTTTAGTCTCATCATCTGGGTTCCAATTGCGTCGGATTGCTAGGACTGTTTGAGTGCCTTTTTCGATAGTAACAACGTAAGGCAAAGCAATACCCGTCGGCTCGCCATCCTCGTCTTTGTCCTCGTAACCGGGAAGGTCGATGTCAACGTGCATCTCAAGAAGTTTATATCTGTCGTCAGATGAGGCGCGAAAGCCCATCTTCTCAGCAATTTTCTTCTCAACCTCGTCGAATGCATCAATCGGATCACCAAGTTCTACGTCACGATAAAAGCCTGCTACTTGTAACTTGCGTAAATCATTCTCCGTCTTACGCATTACATGGGTCACACGCTCAGACGTTTGTATGTTAGATGCGCCGTAAGGAACAACCACATCTTCAGCAGGAACAAAGATTGCTACCTGTCTCTCAATCGACGGGTCGTAATACACTTTCTTAAATGCATTACCAGCCAGACCCAAGCCCCATAGCATGCGCTCATGCTCTGGGCGGTACTCCACCATGACTTCGGTTAACTGATAGTTCATGTCGTCTTTAACACGAACGGCTGCTTCTTTTTTCTCTGGCGTTTCTTTGCCAATGATCTGAGTCTTAACTGGGCCTTGAGACGGGAAGGTTTCCATGATCGTCTCGGCTTGGAACTTAACAAGAGCCTCACTTAATAGTGGGTGATAGACACCGCAGGCTCCGGGCCAAGGTTCTGTGCGCTCTTCAATTTTCATGCCCAGCAACTCTAGGCCATCTACATAAGTCTGCATCCAGTCCTTGCGGCTAGATACATCCTCTTCAAACTCACCTATTAAATCACCACATAGTTCAGTTAACGCACCCTCATCCATGTCTTCGGCAAGGTTGGCGTTAAAGTCGTCCTCTGACTCTTCATCTGGATCGATCTCAATTTCCATGTCACCCATACCAATGGTGACTTTCTCGGGATCCTCGATCTCAATCTCAATCGCAGGTTCCTGATTTAAGAACTCTGGGTCTAACCCCATCGGCGCTTGTGCCAACGATTTATCAATTGCCATATTCTGTCCTTAGTAATAGCCTTCAAAGTGCCTTTTAAACTGCGGAATTTCTTCAGGCTCATCTAAATTAGTGCGTAAATACCCACCCTTGCGGAATCTCATCAACGCGAGGGACACGGAGTCAACATAGTCATCATGCTCGCCTGCCGGAAAAGATGCAACCTCATCAATAACCTCTTCCGCCCAATTTGTGCTCGGTGCCCACACTCTACCACTAGCGAATAGGTCTGACACAGCATTTAATCGGCTGATCTTGTCGTTGCCTTTGCTTGGCGTGAACTCCTGCACTGGGATACCCATTGCTCGCATTTCGTAGATTAAGGGTGCTCCGGAAGCCTTTTTCTCAATAATTACGCTGTCTGGATCCCACTCTTTATACTGGTCAATAGCCGCTTGTTTTAGCCTTGGGAACTCCATGCGCTCCCGAAAAGCGTTCAAAAGAATGATATTTGCCTGCATTATCCCCGTGTCGTCAGGCTGATAGAACACCCCCCAAGTAGTTAATGCCGAGTAGTCGGAGCGCTGGCTCTTCTCAAACGCCGTATCCCACGCCATCAGGGTAAATTCGCAACTCGGAGGGTCTTCTTTTTCCCAAACCTGCCACCATTCCCGCTTGACAATAGCCGAAGCCTCGGAAACAGGGTTCTGTTGGTACTGTGCCTGCCATTTGCTGTTGGGAAGTTCCTCTTTTAGGGCAGCAAGTTCTTTTAAAGACCAAAATTCAGGCCATAAAGGCTTGCCGCTGGGCAAAAGAGCCGGAAATTCAATCACTTCCCACTCGTCCCCACCCCTTTGGGCGGCTGACTTCAACACTTGCCCCGTCAAATCGCGCTTAGACCACCGTGTCATAACAACTACGATGGCTCCCCCCGGCTGTAGACGCTGCCGTGGGCCAGATGTGTACCACTCGTAGGTCTTATCGTAGATGTCGGGGTTTATTTCTGCGAGGGCGGCTTCTTGTTCCGAGTGAGGGTCGTCAATAATGAGCAGATCCGCGCCTTTACCCGTGACAGCGCCCCCCACACCGATAGCAAAATAGTCTCCACCAGCGTTAGTCGCCCACCGCCCAGCAGCTTTAGAGTCTGCTTGTAGCTCAACTCCAGAAAATACCGACTTATAGACTTCCTGATCGACAAGATTTCGCACCTTTCTACCAAAGCCTACGGCTAGTTCTGCCGTATGGCTGGTCTGAATTACCTTCTTACCCGGATAGTTGCCCAAAAACCACGCTGGCAGCAGATAGGAGGCGAACTCAGACTTAGTGTGCCGGGGTGGCATGTTGATAATTAGTCGCTTTAGCTCCCCACGGGCTACCCGTTCGAAGGCACGGGCCATCTTGGCATGGTGTCTGCCAGAAATAAAGGCAGGCCATACCTTATGGACAAACTCCATAAAGTTCGTTTTGGCTTTTTCCTGCTCCGTTATCCTCTCGTACTGCTCTAGCTGAGAGAAAACCTTACGCTTTTCGGCGTCAGGTAGGCTCGGAAGAATCGCCAATAGGCTCTGTAGCTCTTGTAGCGTCGGGGATTGCATCGGGTTCCTCGGGCTTAACGCCCAACTCTGCTTCTAAGTCTTCAACAATTGGTTCTACGTCTACCGTATTTGAGTGAATCAGGCGGCGTACCTTATCGCGGATAGCCTTTTCCAAGTCTTCGCTGGTCTTGTGAATAATTGTGACTTCAGACTTTTCTGAAAACAGGCCAACGTCTTGGATCTTGCCAAGCAGTTCTAGAGCCTTGAGTTCGTACTTGGTATCCCCGCAGTCCGCTAAAAGGATAAGTTTGTTAGTGATCACTGTCCGTAGCTGGACTGCATCGGCGACCACTTGGTGGTCATAGGCTTTCAGCATACCGCCGACCCTAGCGGCAATCTCGGGAGTGCTCAGATCTGCCGGGAGGTTTTTGCTTTTTCCGTTCTGGGTTAACTGAGTAAAGAGGGCGTTAGCCTTTGCCTCATCCTCGGGGGTCATGTCAAACCCCATGCCTAGTTCTTGAAGAACCATCGCTGTCGTTGAAGATACCTCGACTGCTTCGCGTGCCGAGTCTGGCACGTCGTCAGTTTGCTTATCTGGTAACGCTACTGCATTGTCTGGTGTTATCTGTATCGACATGTAATGGGCGGTTTGTGGCTCCAAGTTGTGCGAAATATAACACAACAAAATAAAGGTGTGGGGGCTTTGGAAAACCCTCATCGTCAAAAGGGCGCCCCCACGCAAAAATTATATACCCCCCGGGGGGTTGGAAATCAAAAAGACAAGGGGGGTGTTTAACTAGAGGACTTAATCCCCCTAGCGGCAAAATTTACCTAGGGGGTGGGGGTCATTCTGTGGACGTGGGATTGACAGCGCAAAACAGTGTGTATGTAGTTAGGGTTTGCGTACGAGTATCTTAGGGGGTGCCACTAGGGTAGGGTCAGCGTAGGGAGATTGATATGCCGGTAGGGGGTCACAAACTATCGTTCGAGTATTGATATGACGGTAGTCGATTCGATTTTTATTTTTGGCGTTCTATGCTTTGGCATGGCGTGTTTGCGCTCGGCGTTGGCTCTCTGCGCTACCTGCGCCCGGCGTGAGATCTCTGCGAAAAAGTAACACATTGTGTTTGATTGTGGTATACTGTGTTCATTGGTGATGCGGAGCGATTGACTAGCGCGACCAATGCGGACATTCCTAGATCATCTAGGTTTGTCCGGTTTATTGGAGATGAAAATGAGTAAAGAGAAAACGGTAGTAGCCGACGCAGTCGGTGCGGTGGTGAACGGCGATGCGGTTCAGTCGGCGCCCGGTTGGTCGGAGTTGCAGGTTAGTCTGATTCAGGGCGGTGCTGAGTTGTTATGTGATGCTGCCGGTGATCAGGCTAAAGGTCTTGATCAAATCAAGAATGCCTTTGCCGAAGCGTTTAAAGCCGGTGTTTTAACTTTCGACCTTTGGGAAGATGGGCGCAAGCGGTACGAAGCGGCGTTCATTCTGCGGTGCGACAATCAGGCTATTAAGCCGATCAATCCGACTAATTCGGCGAACAGCTCTTGGAACCAAACGGTTGTGCCTTATCTCAAGGTCTGCCAATTGATCAAGCCCAAGTCTGCCGAGGCGGGGTCGGTTGAGCGTGCCAAGCGTCGTGCGGAG